AACCGGATTCCAACCCCATAGCTGCCTGCTGGCATCCTGAGATGTATCTGGCCTTGGGTTCATCAAAGATTGTGGATCATTGATCTTCACGCGCCCAAGGAAGTTTTGCGGCTGATCTGGATCAGCGACATCTCGCCCGACTCGAAAGCCAGTCTTTGTTCCGTTGTTGTACTCCCAAACAAGATCACTGAGCGGATAGCGAAACCCGGTCTTGTCGCAGAAGCCAAACGCATATTTTCCTTTAGCGTAAGACATTAGCCACCCATCATGTAAGAACTAAATGGAACAAACCTTACGGAGGCCCGCTCCTCATCTTCCCCAGATGCCAGATTAAACTGGAACTCATATTCTTGCTTGAGTGCAGTAACGCGGTTCGCGGCTTCTGGCTTCTTCATGGCGATGTAATAAGCAAGACCAGACACAAGAGCAGGAACGAACCGAGGCGGCACAGAACTGGTAGATGATCCAATACCAGACGACAGGCCATCAATGCCCTTCAGGCGATAGTATGCCAGAGTGTAGGGTGTCGTGGCATCTGGAACTGGCCACAGGGTGATTCTTGTTTCGGTTGGCAACCGCTGAACAAAAATCTGAGTTGGACGCCCTTGCGTGTTCTTGTTGGTCTGCTGGGCATACGTCGAGACACTGATGCGCTCAAGCGCCGTGTCGGTCTGATTTGTACCAGTTCCTGTACGAACCTGATGTTCTAGGAGGTCAATGGTATCAGATGGCATTGTGTAGGTTGCAGTGCCTGCCGTGATGGCAAGTGTGCCGGAATCAATCGTGAACAAATTGAGCCCACGATTCTGCCACTCCAGCGTCATCAGGTTAAGACTACGCCGCGCCGTTTTAAGATCGTAGCCCGAGCGCATCTCAAGGCCAGCCCGTTCGTAGGCTTCCTCAAAAAGTTCTGGAAGATCGGGTGTGACTACAGCCATTATTTGGCCTTTCTGTGAGCAGCGGTTTTCTTGGCGATATTCTTGGGCTGGGCTACAAACTGCTTACCCTTGCGTGTGCCTTCACGCTTGGCCTTAGTGCTTGCGGCATACTCAGCAGGCGAGAGAGCCTTTATTGCCGATTCAGGCAAATAACGCTCTCCCGTTGCTTTGGGCCCCTGAGTGGACGGCTTACCAGATTTGGTTCGCCACTTCTGCTTTGTCCAACTGTCTAGGCTTCTTTGAGGCGCAGCCTTTGACATTACTTCTTCTTGGCTTTGCCGCCGCCACGCATGGGTTTGGCTTTACCGCCATCCTTCATGCCCATCGGCTTGTCGGTCATGCCGCCACGCATCATTTTTTTAGCTCCGCTCTTCATTGCTCTGGGCTTCATCGCCATGGTTCAATCTCCTTTTGCGGTTGATGACGAGAGCTTCGTACTCGTCTTGGGGATAGGCGGAATAGTACCCTAGTATCTCAAGCCTGTCACTAGCAGCAACAACGAGCCGAAGGTCTTGTATGAACATCATACAGTAGTCTTGTTCAATTGAACTTTCCCAGTCGTTGTCCGTTAGAAAGTCCATCTCCGCGTCATCAGCGCCGTAGTCTGGATGGAACTGCATGCAGTGTAGGGACGGGTGTTTTTCATTAAGCGCGTCGGTAAAGGCGCTGAAGTCGTCTATGTCCGGGATGTCGTATGTGCCGACAACAATGAGTTCTTTGTCAAACTCGTAAAATTCCCGGCAGTACTTGGCAACATCTTCCTCGAAGTTGTCTGATTCGATAACGAGAACTTTGTTTTCCCGCCATGCCTTGCGAGCATAAGGACATGGCGGCATGCCGTTTAGGTGTTTGCTTGGCGGTTCAAGAACCTCACGCGACCAACTTCGAAGGTCTTGCTCAATCGCGGTAGCCACCACCAGAATCCTTGTACCGCTTTGCGAGCATCTGCGCCTTGCGAGCTGACCACTGACCCGGCTTGCCGCCCTTGCCGCCAGCCTTGATGCTCTCAAACATAGACTTGCGCATTCCCGGCTTGGTATAGTTGCCAGCCTCGTTGACGCGGCTCTTGCCGCCGTCCTTCATCTTTACGGGCTTCTTTGGCGAGTTAACAATTTGTTTGCTCATGTTGGCGCGACTGATTGTCATTTCTTCGCCTTCTTAGCTACGCCCTTGATAGAGCCTTTGTTCTCAGCAGCATAAAAAACCTGCTCGCCTTTCTTTTTGCCATACTGCTTGGCCATGGCGGCTTTGATCTTCTTGCCCTTAGATGTCAGCGGCATACATCACCTCAGCAGTTCCATTTTCGTAGATAAGCCGCAAGCTTATCGGCCATATCCGAGGAGTCTAGCACGTTTCCTGCCGCAAGGTTACACCTACCGCACAGTAGTGACCTGACTTCCCCTGTTTTGTGATTGTGATCCACGCACGGGCGATCCGCCTTACGACCCTCCATTGCGAACTGAGAGCCGCAGCAGTCGCACTTGCCGCCCTGCTTGAGGAGCATCTCCGCAAAGTCGGCTGTAGTGATGCCGTATTTTGCCGGAAGGTTTAGCGACCTGACATGAGCCGTCGAACAGTCTCGGCACATATAGTTCAGGCCGGACTTCTGGTTCCTGTTTTTGTTAAAAGCGGACGTTGGCTTCCATTCGCGGCAGCGGCTGCAGCGATAATCCCCATTAGAATTGGGTGTTTTAGGAACTCTGCCCCAATCACGTTTTAGCATCGCCACGCCCGAAGACTTTTGTTAATGCGACTGTTAGGGTCTCGCTTGGTCTTCTCGCTTGTAAGCTTCTTCTTCATGCCTGTCATCCGGGCACAAAAGGAAGCCCTACGACCCTTGTCTTCTTTGGTCTTAGGGCTCGGGGCTGGAGGCTTGAGGTTCATGCCCTGAGCCTTGGCTGACGCCCGCCCTTTTGCATTCAGGCCACCCTTAGGGTCTTTGCCTTCTGCCCTTTGCCACGCAGGGGATTTAGGTTTAGCCAACTTCTACCTCCATTGCAGCCACAGAGCGACAAAACCTAACCACGTCGGTGTGCGAGAACTCCGCTTTGCACACATTATACATGTACACGACAAGTTGCACATTGTCCTTGGAGTACACCCCCGCACTGTCGATGCGATCCAAGGACGGCACCCAAGGGTTTTTCGCTTGAGTGGTGTCTGACGTCTGGGAGGTCAGATCAAAGGGAAGCCCTGTGACCTCGCAGTGACCAAAAAGGATTTTTTCCTCGATCCAGACGGAGCCGAAGTCTGGCGGGGGCCATCCCATATCCCTCGCTCTTTTTTGAGCGTTGCCGTACAGACGTTGCGCCCGCAACTTTACGGGGTTCCCCGCGTTCCAGCGAACCTTTGCACAAAAGTTGCACTCACCTGCACGACCCCCGCCAAAAGAAGCATCGGGCGCACCCCTCCCGCAGGAGGAGCAGACACCGTCCCATTCAGGTAGCTTGTAAGAGCGAGCTGGCGTCTTTGCCATGGGATCATCCGTAGTAGATATTTATTGAGGCAAGCTCATCGGCATAAACATAAACGCTAATCCGAGCCAACAATCCGTTGCCGGGGATTGTGAACCCGTTAAAGAATATGTCGCTAGCCGATGTATGATAGGTAGCCATCCATCGAGCATTGTTTCCATCTACTACAGCCGAAACATAACGGCACACTGTAGAGGTAGCAATTGTACCGCTGTTGATGTCAGTGATGGTAAACGTATTTGCATCAGTGACCGTGATCGGGTAGTTCCCCGGAGTCGCAATAACGCCGCTGGCCTCTTCATAAGAAATGCCAACGAAATCACCAGTCTTTAACCCGTGAGCATTTTTGGTAACAGTAACTACCGCCAAAGAACGCCCATAAGTAGCTGCTGTTGGGGCCACATCAGTGTCCCATAGCTCCAAAATGCCAGCAGCTGCGCTACCTACAACATCGATAGCCTTTACGGCAGCTCGCCCTTTGTAGATAAACCCACTGCTGTGCAGATGGCCAGATCGAACGTATACGTCGTCCATGAGAGACTCCTATTAGGCGTCGTAGCCGAAGATTTCGATCAGCAGACGACCTGCGGTGTAGGCCGCGTTAGCGGTGCCCTGACCAACGAGGTAGAGATACTGGTTGGCAGCGATGTTGGTGCCGAAGACCGCCGACCCCAAAGCCAAAGTGCCGGAGTTGATGATCTGGGTTTCGGTCAGGGTCGAGATCGCGACATCCTCTACGCCCGTACCTTCGGTGGCCGAGTACAGGTCGATGTCGGTGTCGCCGCCAGCCGGAAGCTCATAGCAAGTCATACGAACGCCGAACACGGTGCCGTTGTCGGCGGTCGTGATCCGAGCAATGTAAGCCACGCCCGCACCGTTAGTACCAATGATGTCGCCAGCCGTGCCGCCAGACTGCAGGCCAGTCAGGTCAATCATGATCGAGGTGGTCACGATGCCATTGTTGCGGGCAACGGAGGTCTCGTAGACCGTACCCGTACCAGCGGTGATGCCAACACCTGCGGGGTTCGCGATGCCAAAACCGAACGAACCAGTGAGGGTTTCGGCTCCGCTGTCTGCGTTTACGGAAATGGTCTGAAAGCCGTTCTGTGAGCGGACGGGGCCGCTGAAAGTTGTATTAGCCATGGTAGTACCCCTTGCACAAGGATTCGCCGCGCAGTCTGTGCATCGTCAGGTCGGGCGTCCTGTCTGCGTGGCTGATGTTACCCTGCGCGCAGTGTACACGCCGTAGAGTAAAAAAGAAAGGCCCACCGAAGCGGGCCTTTCACTACATACCCGAAGGGTATGTAGGGGGTTATGCACCCGGCGAACCGTAGATGCCCAGCGGATCAGAGACGCCAAACGAATAACGCTCCCGAGCCTTGTAGCGAACGTTTCCGGTGTCAAAATCGCCATCCATCGCGGTCTGCATCGCAGTACGCACGAAGTGCTTCATGCCATTCGGAACGTCCGTGGTCAGGAACCATGCATCAGAATCAGTAAGATAGTGATTAACACGGTAGCCT